CGATGGCTTGTTTCGGAGGCATGTTTTAACACGCCGACAGTTCAGGGATCTTGCTGACTTACCTCAATTTGATGTCGACATGGTTAAGTACGTTTTAAAAGTTAATCGTAACGGGAATCATACTGAGGAAGAGCACGAAAAAACCAGAAGGCGTATAGCTGGTATTAACGAAAACTCAGAATCTAACAGATTTGTGGTAATGGAGTACTGGGGAACCATTGATGGTTACGATTTGGAAGAGCACGGCATTGAAATGCCTGAAGGGACTGACCTGTCAGATGATTACTCAGCATGCGTTTGGTTCTGTGATGGAAAGATATTAAAGGTAATGCTTAACCCCATCGCGGGTTACAAGATTCCTTATCATATATTCCCTTATGAAAGGTCACCACACCAATTCTGGGGTACAGGCGTACCTAGAATGATGCGCGATTCTCAGGGAACTATGAATGCCGCGACAAGAATTTGGCTAGATAACCTAGCTTTATCTTCAGGCCCGATGTGCGAAGTTAATACCGATTTACTTGCCGCTGGTGAAGATCCAACGGACATTCATCCGTGGCGAGTCTTTTTACGAGAAGGTGGTGACGGCTCCATGCCAGCAGTTCGATGGTATCAGCCAGTTGCTAACGCAAATGGACTCAACCAAATAGTGGAGATTTTCCGCCGATTTGCCGATGAGACCACTAGTTTGCCTTCGTATACCCACGGAGAGCAGACCCAAAGTCTTAATAAGACTGCGACAGGAATGTCGATGCTTATGGGTGCGGCAAACATTGCGCTCAAGAGCACAATCAAAAACATTGACGACTTTCTTATTGAGCCAATGATTAAAGCGTTATTCCACTTCAATATGGAGTTTGGGACTAATGAAAAATCAAAAGGCGATTTAAGAATTGTTGCCCGTGGTAGTACCGCGCTGGTTCAGAAAGAAGTTCAAAGTCAGCGATTACTGCAATTTTTATCACTGGTATCAAATGATCAAGATGCTGGATATGTGGATCGTCTTGGCTTGTTGCGTGACATTGCTTCAAGCATGGATATCGATCCGGACGATGTAATTAAGTCAGAAGAGAGGTTGCAAGCTGAACAGCAAGCACAACAACAACAGTTACTCCAAGCTCAAGCTCAACAAGGAGCAATCCCAAGCGGTGTTGCGCCTCAAGGCCCAGCCGGAATGGGTGCTGGTGGAGCAGTTATTCAGTAACCGATTAGAGAGTGCTCAGAATCATTTAGAGCAATCTGACGAAAAGAACTTTAGGTTCGAGCAGGGCAGACTCCAAGAGTTACGCTTCTTCTTGAATCTTGAAAGTGCGGCGAAAGCCGTTCTAGACAAAGCGCGGCTCCCGAAACGGAACACCGTAATCGATTAATAGACTACGAATATCCCCATGTGGGACTCGACAGGATTATGAAATGGCTAGAAGAAATGACCCAGAGCGACTAGAAGCTGAAGCTAAAGAGTTGTACGAGCAAATGACTAAAGGTAAAGAAGGAACCCCAGAGGCAGATCAACCTCTAGAGGATACTCCGGAAGAGCCAGAAGAGTTGCAAGTAGAAGCCCCCGATCCCACGGACAAGGCTGAAACCACAGCAGATGAGGACACAGAAGAAGATTCACAACGCGGCGAACCAGAATCTAATGATGTGATTGCTTTGCAAAAAGCAGAAAAAGCGATGAAGGGCGCACAGGCGAGAATGACTAAAGCAACCCAAGAGACGGCTGACTTGAAGCGGTTAAATGCCGACCTGATCAGAAATCTCACGGAGCTTAAAGGTCAACTTGTGGAGACTCAGAAAGATGACGGAAAGCTGGCAAAAATTAGGGAAGATTATCCTGATTTAGCTGGGCCACTGTTAGACGAACTGAAGAGAACACAAGACGAAGTTGGTAAAGCTAAAGAAGCTTTAGCGGAGCAAGAACAAAGTAAGCATCAAGAGTTAGTGGATAAGGCGCAAGCTGAACACTTTGAGCGTATTAGAGCGTTTCACCCCGACGTTGATCAATTAATTGAATCGGCAGACTGGTTGAACTGGCTTGAAGACGCAGACTTACAGACGAAAGAGTGGATTCAAACTGGCTCGTCTAATGATGTTAATTCTGTACTTAATCTGTTTAAGGCGGACATGGGTGAACCTTCTCCAACGCCGCAAGAGCAGACTTTAGAAAGGGCAAAACAGGTTGCAGAACCTAAAATGCCTAAGGCTCGAAAGTCTAATTTAAAAGGTGATAAGAAATACTGGACAGTCGATGAGATCATGAAGATGCCTAACAATGTATTTGAAAAGCATCAGACTGAAATTCTCAAGGCAATGGAAAGTGGATCAATTCGCCGCTAATCTCTTGTGAGGTAATAAAATGTCTTTTTCACAATTTAGTACGGGTGCTACATCCGAAGTAAATTTTATCCCAGAGGTGTTTTCCAAACTCCTTCAGGCTAAGTTTTACAAAAAATCAATTTTGCCAGAAATATCCAACACGGATTATGAAGGCGAAATCTCAGGCCAAGGCGACAAGGTTGTTATTCGTACAGTTCCGGCTGTAACGATCAATGACTACTCTGGCACAATCACAACTCAAGAGCTGACTACTGCCAAAGTAGAAATGTTGATTGATAAGAGTAAGTATTACTCTTTCAAAGTTGACGATGTATTGGCGGCTCAGGCTGACATCAACTTACTTGAAGGTGCGTCTACAGATGCGGCTGAAGGTATGCGAATTGCAGTTGAGACCGACGTACTTGCGGGTGCTGTTACTGGCGCTACTACTATTGGCGCTCAAACCACTATTACTGCGGCTAACATTTTAACCAACATCCTTACCATGTCTAAGCAATTAGACGAGCTGAACATCCCAGAAGAAGGCCGATTCATCGTTCTTTCTCCTGAGTTCATTAGCTTACTGAAGCAATCAGAGCTTCGTCAGGCTTACCTGACGGGTGATGGTACTTCACCTCTCCGTAATGGTTTGGTTGGTATGGTTGACCGTTTCAAAGTGTTCCAAAGCAACATGGTTTACACAGCGGCTTCTGGCGCAGATAGTGGTTATACCCACGTTCTAGCTGGACATCCAAAAGCACTTTCTTTTGCGTCACAGTTCACTAACACTGAAACTGTTCGTATGGAAAGCACCTTTGGTGATCAGGTTCGCGGATTGAAAGTATACGGCTCTAAGGTCGTTACTCCAGACGCACTTGTAGTTGGTAAGTGGACTTAATAGTCTGAACGGTGGGGGGAGGGAAACCTCCCCTTATTCAGGAGATACAGGTGACAAATAAATCAGCAACAAAAAAAGACGAGATTTTTGCTAAAGCAAAAGAAGACTTCGACATTAAATTAGACCGAAGATTAACTCTTGCACAGCTAGAAGAACAGGTTAAGCAACTGGCGAGAAATAAAGCCAACCCGCCACCTAAGGAAGAGCCCCTCGTCCCTAAACGAGTTAAAAATGTAATCACGGGTAATGAGTTTGATTACAACGCACTTTTTAAAGATAACCCCGATTTACAAATAATCGAATGGGAGACGAATGATGGCGACAACTAAGGTTATAGATATTTTAGATCGGGCAGGAATTATCCTTCAAGATAATACAAATGTTCGATTTCCAAATGAAGAGCTTTTAAAGTTTTTCAATGACGCGCAGAAAGAAGTTGTTCTGCACCGTCCAGATGCGAAGATGGTCAATACCACTTTCGCTTGCGCGACTGGTAGCAAGCAGACACTGCCTTCCGCCGCACTAAGATTAATTGAGATAGTCCGTAACGTAAGTGGTCGAGCTGTTACTCAGGTACAGCGCCGAATCCTTGACGAGACTCTCCCAAACTGGCATGAATCAGTCGCCGGAACAAACAAGATCGAGCATTTTGTTTATGATCCAGCCGACCCTAAAAATTTCTATGTCTACCCTAAAGCGACTAGCGGTACGCATTCTCTTGAGATTGTATATAGCTCTTCACCGTCCGAGATTGCCATTTCTAACTTCAGCTCAGACACGACTGTTATTAGCTTGGACGACGTTTACGCCAACTGCCTGTTGGATTACGTTCTGTACAGGTCTTATCAGAAAGATTCTGAATTTGCTGGCAATGCTCAACGCGCAATGATGCATTATCAAAGCTTTGCAAATGCTTTAGGCGTAAAGACTCAGGCAGATGGAGCGACAACTCCAGTTCCAACTACATAAGGACGACAGTGAATGAAGTATTCTGATTTTTCTATGTATGTTCGGCCTGAAGCCCAAGGTGCTCCTGACTTTGTTATTGAGCAGGCGGTTCGAGATTCGGCTATAGATTTCTGTGCAAGAACAGACATTTACATGCCTGAACCTGAGTTTATTACCGTTATAGCTGGGCTTAATGAATATGCGGTTAGCTTGCCCACAGGCACAGAGTTAAATCATGTTCTAGATATATTCAAAAACAAGTCGGCATTATCTCCAGTAAGCTACAACCAACTATTGCTTCGACTGGGAGATGAAAATACAACTGGCTCTCCTGCATATTACGCCCAACGGGATAATGCTGACTTTTATCTAGCTCCCATTCCCGCAAGCTCAGAGTCTATTAGAGTTTTGTATAGCGTTAAGCCAACATCTTCAAGCACAAGCGTTCCGGATTCTGTAGGCAAGGAGCATCGAGAAGCTATTTCTCATGGTGCTCTGTATAGGCTACAAATGATGTCATCTCAACCTTGGTCAAACCCCAACGCGGCGGCTAACAATAAACAATTATTTGAGCGCAGTTTAGGCAGGGTTGTCCGGCAAGTTAAATATGGATTTAGCGGCGGATCTTTAACAGCAAAATCGAGGGCATTTATCTAATGGCATACTTGACCACAATAGATTTAGTTCAAGGGGATCAACTCCCTGAGATACAAATCATATTAAAAGACAGTAATACTGCGGCCTCTGGAGCTATTTTGGATGCCGATGATCCTACAACCTTTGCGGCTTTAGATCTGACGGGCGGTTCGGTTCGCATGCGAGTGCGGACGGTAGGTCAGACATCTTTAATAGATACCCTTGTCGGAACGATCATTAACGCCACGGGCGGTGTAGTCGTGTTCGTATTTGATTCAGATACGTTAGCCGCCAGCGGAGTCATCGAAGGTGAAATTGAATTCACGGACTCTTCTTCAAGAACACAGACCGTAATGGATTTAATCAAGTTTAAAGTTAGATCGCAGTTCGGTTAATAGATGACTATCAGGGCGTCTATAAGTTTTAGGTCGATTGTAGCCAGTGCCTCGCACCGAAAGCTTGATCTAAATGCGTCCCTCCTTCCATCACTTGGTAATCAAATTTACTTTACCAAGATGGTGGGTGTCGCGCACTGGAAAAATCTAGTCTTAGCTGATATTCATGTAAACGCTTATCGGTCTGTTTTCTTTTACGCTGACTCATTTAGCTTTTCAGACTCGCAACAATTGTCCGTGAATAAAGGCGTTACTGATGCTGTAACTTTAGGCAGTCTTGATCCGGTATTTAGTGTAGGTTCTGTTAGGTCTGATAATCTAAACATTATCGACTCCACCATCGCCAGCCTTGGAAAGAACCTAACGAACACCGTGTCGTTTAACGAAGCGCAAACTTTCGTGACAGGTAAAGGCATTACTGACCCTCTAGGGTTCAGCGAGAGCGTTCATACATTACTTACCTATATTCGTAGCTTTAGTCACGCAGTTCCGATGACTGATAGTCTTAGCTTGCAGTCAGGCAAAACAGCCACTGATTCAATAACTTTACCGGATACAGTAGCCTTAGCCCCGAATAAAGGGCTTACAGATAGCTCATCCATCTCTGATACGCCAACCATAGCTACCAGCAAGCCCTTGTCTCATCCTATTTATTTATACGGTAGTTTGGTCGCCACAAGACAGCCTTATAATTTTATATTTAGTGAGACAGCCGGTGTGGTTTCAGTCACTGGTGAGCCTACTGACTCGCTATCATTTAGCGATGAAACCCCTGCATTTAATGTTGGCGTCTCACTTCAGAATTATTTTACTCTTGATGATTTTGCACAGGTAGATAAAGACGTTAATGGGGTAAAGACAAATATAGTTGGATTTACCGAGACACTTGGCTTTGGGTTAGATAAAAGCATTCCAAATCAATACGTTAGCTTGACCGATGAGCCGTTATTTGCTTTGTCAAAACCCTCTTCAGACTCTATAATAGTAAGCGACTCGATCAGTTACGATCACGTAGTCTCAAGCGCATTACTAAACAGCGCATTGCTTGGCAATATGATATTAAACGCTAGATAAAAATTAAATCATTTAATATCAGCAAATTACCTTGACCAAGGCGGAATTATTTGCTTTGTAAAAAGCTTACTTAGACCCTATAATAGCAACTGATTGACTGGCTTTACATGCGTCAAAGCTAGCATATTTTTACACCATATTTACAGGCGCAGTCACACTGTCTTCATGGATCGGAAAATCGGATGGTATAGATATTGTCGATTCAATTGGCTGTGAGCATTTAGTTTTTAATGCTATACATGGTCAAAGTTTATTCGGCAATATGATATTGAATGCTGAATAAACCGGAGATCCACCATGATCCAAGATGATCTAAAACTTAAAGGGCGACTTACCGTTAATTTAATTGCGGCTGACGGCTCTATTAAGAACACTCAAGAGATACCTAATCTCGTCGTAACAACAGGAAAAACCTTTGTGGCAAGTCGTATGGCTGGGACATCCTCTAGCGTAATGAGTCACATGGCTATCGGAACCTCATCAACGGCGGCGGCAGTCGGAAATTCGACGCTTGGAGCTGAAGTTGCGCGAGTTGCACTTACAAGCACAACGCCAAACGGTAATGACATTGTTTATGTGGGCTCATTCCCAGCAGGAACTCCGTCTTCATCAGCGGCTGTGGTAGAGGCGGCGATTTTAAATGCTTCTTCAAGCGGAACCATGCTTTGCAGAACGGTTTTCAGCGTCATAAACAAGGCGGCAACAGATAGCCTTAGCATCTCGTGGACGATTTCAGCTAGCTAGGAGCCTTAAATGGCAATTCAGTTTTCGAACCTAGCTAGCACTACGCTGGCTAGTGGCGTTTCTTCATCGGCAACGTCTGTAAGTGTAACCAGCGCATCCTTATTTCCCTCTCTGGGAGGTAGTGATTATTTCTATGCAACTTTAGGAGATGGCGCTGGGTCTGAAATTGTCAAGGTCACGGCCATATCAGGGACTACATTTACTGTAGTTCGTGGTCAGGACGGAACTTCAGCGATAAGCCATAGCACAGGAACCCATTTTGCTTTAAGGGTAACGGCGGCGGCACTTGAGGATCTTCGAGATTCCCCTAACGTAGAATCCGTTTCCAAGAGCGGAGACACGATGACGGGCGCTCTATTGGGAACAACTGCAAGTTTCAGCGGATCAGTTACAGCCGCGTCTGTAGTAGTTTCAGGCAATGTTGATGGTCGAGATGTAGCTACTGATGGCACTAAACTAGATGGTATAGAAGCTTCAGCAACAGCGGATCAAACAAACGCAGAGATTCGCACGGCGGTAGAAGCCGCTAGTGACTCGAATGTTTTTACTGACGCTGACCACACTAAGTTAAATGCTATTGAAGCTAGTGCAACCGCAGACCAGACAGGCGCGCAAATAAAAACGGCTTACGAGGCTGAAACTAATGCTTTTACTGATGCACAATTTACCAAGTTAAGCGGTATAGAATCTAGCGCCACCGCAGACCAATCCAACGCAGAAATTAGAGCCTTAGTTGAAAGCGCAACGGACTCTAATGTCTTTACAGATGCTGACCACACAAAACTTAACGCTGTAGAAGCCTCGGCAGATGTCACTGACGCTATTAACGTGGAAAGCGCTGGAGCCTTGATGGACTCTGAGCTAACCGCTATTGCTTCAGTTAAAGCATTAAACCAAGGTGTAGCTACAACTGACAGCCCAACATTCTCTAACCTAACTTTAAGTGGCACAGCGTCTGTTAAGGTTCCATCGGGTACAACAGCCCAGCGAGATGGTACTCCAGCAAATGGTATGTTCCGATACAACTCTACTAACGAGCAGTTTGAAGGATACCAAAGCAGTGCATGGGGGGCGATTGGTGGTGGAGGTGGTAGTAACACTTTTACTACTGATACTTTTACTGGTAACGGTACTGTAACTGCTTACGCCTTATCGCAAGTAATCAACTCTGAAAATAACCTGATGGTCTTTATCGGGGGTGTTTTCCAACAGCAAAGTGCTTACAGTATTGCCACTGCTTCTGGAGTGACTACTCTAACCTTTAGTGAGGCTCCAGCTAATACACGAGAGATTGTTATTTACAGCATTGCTAGCGCTGTATCTGGTAGCAACCTAAATAATGACCAATTCACTGCTAATGGCTCTACTACAGCGTTTACCTTATCTATAGCACCTGTACATGAAGCTAACACAATGGTCTTCATAGACGGTGTGTATCAGCAGAAGACAGACTACGCAGTCTCAGGTACAACATTAACCTTTGATGCGGCACCCGCAAATAGTTCGGTTGTAGAGGTATCTACCTTTACTCAGACAGACATTAATGTACCCGTAGACAACTCAGTAACGACTGCTATCTTGGTAGACGGTTCAGTCACAAGCGCAAAGATTGCCAGTGACGTAGCTCTAGCAGGAAATCCTACAGCGGCTACACAAGCCACAGGTAACACCACTACTCGTCTTGCAACGACTGCATTTGTTCAGCAGGAAGTAACGGCTTTAGTTGACTCATCGCCCAGTACCCTTGATACCCTCAATGAGTTAGCGGCCGCCCTTGGTGATGACCCTAACTTTGCGACTACTACTGCTACGTCTATAGGACTTAAAGCGCCTTTGGCTAGTCCTACGTTTACTGGTACTACCACTATCCCTACAGCAGACATCAACGGTGGCACTATAGACGGCACAGTCATTGGTGGTGCTACTCCAGCGGCTATCTCTGGTACTACTGGTACGTTTAGTTCTACATTGGGTGTTACTGGAATAGCTACATTTACTACTGCAATTAAAGGAAATAGAGATATATCCGCTTTTGGAGCAAACACAGGCAGTTCTGCTAACCGAATGGCTATGTCAATGGAAGGTGCTGGTGTATCAAGGTTGATATGCAACGGGCCAGACGGTAGTACAAATGGAACCTTTGAGGTATTTACCGCATACAGTGGTGGTACAGGGTCAGTCAAGCTTGGTATTGATGCGGCAGGAGCGGCTACTTTTGCTTCTACGGTGACAAGCACAGGTCTAACATCGTCTGGTGGAGGCTCTATCAGCGGTAATTTACTTGTTGGGGCATCATCGGCTTCTGGTAAATTAACAGTAGGCACTTTTGGTGACACAGCAAGAGCGGCTCAGTTCCACGGAGGTAGCATATTAGTAGATGGTGGCGCGGCTTCAGAAATAATCATAGGCGATGGTAATGTTGCTTATATGTCGATCCAGACAACTGATGACGCTACTGCGATGAAGATACGCAATTTTTCAGGTAACGCAGACCTTGTCACCATTGAAAGAGCCAGCGGTAATGTGGGTCTTGGTGTAACTCCAGAGGCGTGGCATAGCAACGCTAAAGCGTTACAAGTTGGTGATTTAGGTGGGTTGTGGATTTATGACGATAACTCTAACCCCGAACAACTTCATCTTTCTGAAAATGTTTACAACAACGGTGAAGAAAGATATATACAGTCTGATTACGCTTCATCTCACCAGCAAAGAAGTGGCGTTCACACATTCAAAGTAGCGGCTTCAGGCACAGCAGATGCAGTGATAAGCTGGAATAGTGCTTTAACTATTGATAATAGCGGTAATGTTTTGGTGGGGTCATCGTCTACTCCGGGCGGCTCTACTGATGGTGCTGTAATCTTTGCGTCAGGAACAATAGCGTCCTACGTTACAAGCGCGCCTCCTGCTGTTTTCTCTCGAAATGCCTCTAACGGAGGTGACGTAGTTGTAATACAGCAACAAGGCACAACCGTAGGTAGTATTGGTACTGCTTCTGGAGTAACTTATTTCGCAGGTCCAAACTCTAGCACTGGTGGCTTTAGAATAGATTCTACAGGGTCAAATGGCGTAATAGTGCCTACTACTACTACTGGCGCAAACAGAGATGCCGCTACCGATTTAGGCTATTCCTCTGGCGGCACTAACATCCGTTTTCGTGACCTATACCTATCAGGCGGTGTCTACTTAGGCGGTACAGGCGCGGCTAATAAGCTCACTGACTATGAAGAGGGTACTTGGACACCTACGATGTATGGAGCTACTACAGCAGGTTCAACAAGTGGTGGTACGTTTGGGGGAACTTATACAAAAATAGGAAATATGGTTACATGTACATTTTCTATACTTGATACTACATTAGCTAGTGCAGTAGGTCATTTACAGATAGGTGGTTTTCCTTTTACCGCACAAGCACCAAATAATAGAGAGCATTTTGGTGTTACACGATTCTATAAATTTGATTTTGCCGCACCTTCCGCTGGGTATTTTAATCCTGTAGGCGGACTAGTCGATAACGCTACTCGTATGGGGTTTGTACAAACTCAAGATAACGGCACATGGAGTGTTGTAGGCGTTACAAATGGAGCTAATTTATACATAGAAGGCACTATAACATATACAACTTAATAATTATGTCTAGTGGACTCTAGGCACAGACAGGAGAAACACAATGGCATTATCAAAAGTAATATCAGAAGATAAAATAGAGATCGTGGGAGTACACAAGGCGGTTCAAATCAGGACTTGTACGCAAGTCTTAGAAGATGGCGTAGAACTAAGTTCTGGCTACCACAGACACGTTGTCACCGCAGGACAGGACTACTCTAATGAATCAGCAGAAGTACAGGCTATCTGTGCTGTAGTCCACACTGCTGACGTAATAAGCGCATATGAAGCATCACAAGCAGAGAACTCATTAGGAGATTAAATCATGGCGAACACGAAGGTAAGCAGTGAACAGATTATAGATGGACTCGCGCTAGGCGGTAATCCAACTGCGGCCACGCAAACAGCGGGTAATAACTCTACTCGCATTGCAACTACTGCTTACACTGATGCCGCCATCACTGCTCTCATCGGTGGCGCACCTTCGACGCTTGATACGCTGAATGAAATAGCGGCGGCTGTATCGGATGACCCTGATTATGTGGGTACTGTGAATGCCGCTCTAGCACTTAAAGCTCCCAAGGCTTCTCCTACGTTTACTGGTGTAGGTCAATTTGACAGCTATGGAGGCACTTCTGGGAAAGGTCGAATACAGTTTGGAAACTCTGGTCAACAATTTATTGAAGGAATGGATACTGGTAATGGCGGCAGTGGTAGCTATTTAAAATTTGGTTATGGCTCTACAAATGCTTTAACTATTGCATCTACAGGTGCGGCTACTTTTGCTTCTACGGTGACAAGCACTGGGCTTACTGTTGATGGTGGGGGCAGTATCGGTGTTGTCAATACTGACAGGCTTTACATTGCAACTGCCGATGGTTTAGGGCTTCAACTAGATAAAGATAACAACAGAATTATACCTTGCGATGCGGCGGGTGCTTACAATAACAATGTCGAGTTAGGTGATTCAAGTTTAGAGTTTACGAATCTATGGCTATCAGGTACGGCACATGTAGGTGCAGTGACATCTACAGGTGCAATATCCGCAGTCGGGTCAGCTAACTCAAGCAGTGCCTCACATATTCCTGCATTGCTAGGGTCAGGCAGTTACGGTGGAGGTATAGCAACTAGAGATGGTGCTGAAAGCGGTTGGTATCAACAATCGTCTGGTGCTGATTGGCACTTTTATCACAATAGAACTGTCGCATCTCAGACTCCTGAATCTAAGAAAGTTCTTAGTTTTAATTCTACAGGTGCGGCTACGTTTACTTCTACAGATGATGCTAGGGTTTACATAAAAGACACTGGTGATTCTTCAACAATATTAATTAGGGGTGACGGAGCTAATTCTTCTATTGGTAATGATAGCAACCACCCCATTAGCTTTACTACTAATGGCACAGCTAGGCTTACGATTAGTAACAGCGGTAACATTTCAACACACCCTCCTGCTGGCAATCATTTTGTAATAAACGAAGATGGCGTAGATTCTGACTTCCGCGTTGAGTCTGACGGCCACGCTCATGCTTTGTTCGTAGATGGGGGTGCTAATGACGTTTTAGTTGGGTACAACAGCCCCAACACGGGTTTGGGCGCTAAGAAATCAGGGACTGTTGGTTTTCAGTTAAACAGCCCCGGCGTAGACGACAAAGGCGGTCATCTTATGGTGACTCAGTTAGCGGTTCAAAATACATGGATGACAATAGTAAACACTCACGACTACAACGCTACAGGCGCTTTGTTTTTAATACACGGTGTACGAACAATTGACCAAAATAGAAGCTACGCCGCTATGGTTCGGTATGCTTACCAGAACGCTTTTAATGTTATGAGTTCAAGCCAACAAAATACAACTATTGAATATAGGGTTCAGACTGGGGGAAATTTACAATACAGGTTTACTTCCGCAGGGCCTTATATCGTTAATTTAACAGTAATGGCGGCGGGGTAAAAATATGATTACATATATTTGGAAAATAGAAGAATTAGAGTGGGTCAACCGCGTGTCTGGTCTTGCAAAGGTTGTGAGCACAGTAAAAGGAAGGTGTGAAGCAACGCAGGACGATCACACTTGCCACATACCCTTTACCGCAAGTTTAGCGGCACCGGAAGCTGATTCAATGATTGACTATAACGATCTTACAGAGTCTCAGGTGGTGGCGTGGGTTAAGACAGCTCTAGGCGCAGAAAAAGTCGCAAGCATAGAAAGCTCACTTGCAACGCTCGTGGAAGAAGATTTAGACGGCGGAAAACCGCAAAAACACATATCACAACTTCCGTGGTAAGGCATAAGAGAGAGATAAACCATGAGCAACACTAAGATAACAAGTGCGGTAATCAAAGACGCCAACATACTGACTGCGGCTATAGCGGATGCGGCTGTAACAAG